GTCAAGGATTGGGTTACTGCATGGAAATCCTAAATTGTGAACTGGTACATTAGTAACCTTCTTTATCTTGTAAAAATCACAAATAAAATCACCCATTAACAATTTTTTTAAAAAAGCCTCTCCCATTGTACATCCCATGCTTACTGACTCTATGCATGAACTTATACATGACATAAAATCTGAAGCAGGACCTTTACCTGTAGGGTTAAATTCTAGATTAGAAACAAATTTTGCAATAAGTGGTGTTAATCTACCATTTATATATAAGATGCTTAACATTTCAAAATATTTTCTTTTTGATAAAACACATTTCTTTAATGATAAATTATGATTACAAAGTTTTAACAAGATTTCATACAAAGTTATACCCATTGTTAATGTAGCTTTAGTTCTAGATTCAAATTTACCACCACTATCATCTGAATGAGCATCAATATTAGCTCTAAATACAGGGTCCATTCCATTTCTAATTAATATTTTTGGTATTATTTCATTACACCACATTATATTAGCAGCATGCATTAAACTGGACAAATAATTGAAAATTCCCATCATAAAGCTGTAAGGCATGATCATGTAATATGATTCAGCTCTTTCTTCATCAAAATTGAAATATTTTTTGAAATCACCCATCTTTTCATTATTAAAAATTGCTTCATGAGTATATTTATTTATGTAAACTCTTTTATTGTAATACATATTTATAAAACCGAAAAAGTATTTTAGAAAACCCTTAGGAAGAACATCAGCCATTCCAATTACAAACCAAATATATTTATTAATGTTGGTTTTTGGAGCCCATCGTTCACAATCAAGTGTCGCAAAAGTCCATTCAGAACATTCACCTTCTTCTCTTTCAAACATTTTTGAATGTATTCTAGATAATCTTTTAGCTGATGGCACACTAATAATCTCGTTAGGAACGTAATAGCAAAGGTTTTTGAAAAAGTTTTCCAAGGGTTGCTGTAATGTTTTTGTTTCGAGATCCATAACATAGATTTCACGCCCATCACCTCTTTGATCTTTGTCAGTTTCGTGAAATATTATATTCACTGGTTTCAAACTAATTATCACCTTTTTATAATCAATATTATATTTTTTAAATATCATGCTTTGTTTATAAGAATTTCCTGTTTTAAAAACTCTCATTATTTCTTCAATTGATTCATCATCATACATAGACATTATTTCCTCTGTTACAACAAAATTTCCTTTATTGCCAAAAAACATCTTGCCTCTAAACCTCATACCTGAGCTAGTAGAAATGTTGGTCCATGATTTTGTTATAGCTTTATCCCAATCTTCCGAAATTTTGACAACTTTATCTTCCATTTTGAAGAAGTCACTTAAAGTTTTACCAACACAATATGATGCTTTGCTTGAGTAACCAAATCCACACGCTTCAGTTATACTCTTATTATAATCTTTGTTATTGTTGTTATCAAAGTTTAGTACTTCTTGCTGTTGATACCCATCCTTTTCTATACCGTCTTTAGTTGTTATTTTTGTATAGACATCATGGCTTTCTAATATTTTTGTAGTGTTTCTAACCTGCTCCAACCTCTGTGTTGCTGGTGATTTACACATTAAATAAGTGCTATAAATTAATATAGACAATAAATGATCGCTTTCAAACTTTTCTTCAGTAAAAATGTTTAAATAATTGTTCTTTGATTCTGTTTTCAGACCATTGTAATATTTCTCATAATTTTTGTAAAATCTTATTAAAATGTAAAATTGAAAATGGTCTTTAGGTAAAAAAGATAATTTTGGTAACATTTCTTTTAAATTACTATATTCACCCATTGCGTTTGCAATTGGATATCTTAATGAATGCAGAGTTGCCTCTGTTTTTCTTCTACCATGCACACCCAAGATCAACGGAAAAATGATATTTTTTAACAAAGGTTCTTTATCAATCAAA